GTTGATGATGATGTCAAACGACATCACCAATCGCGGACAATCGAGAAAGAAAAGTTTGATCTGACAAACTATCTTAAAACAAAGCAATAGGTGAAGAAGAGGTGTAGTATCTCGTTTCACACGTCTATCACTAGGTACAGTTAGATGGGTAACCATAAAACTTCCTCGGTGTTAAGACGGTGGCATTCCAGCCCCGAATGCGCGAAATACTGTTCCTCTCTTGACCGGCTACACCCGTTGCCAAGTTCAAGTCGTTAGTATCAAACGATTTTCTTACGATTTCCGGACAGGAATTACACCTGTTCACAACAACCGTTTTCTGTATGTTTCGTACACACTTGGAAACGGCCTCTTGATATACCCAGGCGCGGTTTATGCCATATGCGTTTAACGTGTTTGGCGTCACGATTGTCAATCGCCTTAACGCGGCTAACGGAGTGAATTTCGTTCCCATGCCGGGTTCCAAACTCCATCAAGTGACTCATAGAGTCTCCACTTGATTTCATGGTTTGGCGCAGCCCGACACCGAGTCGATACGTCTCCACGGGTTCCCCTTTCAGGCCTTGGGGAGGGCGTAATGTGCCATGGAATGGCGGCTTGACTGATCTGTTCAAATGTTGCACCCCGCTTGTAGAGTAAACATACAAGTGTCATGCTGGTGGTCTAACAACAACCGCTTTAAACGTAATTGCTTTTACCACACCTGAACAGAAAAGGGTGATTCTTCACCAACGAGGTCATGGACCTGGCTTGCGAGGGCCAGACGGTTGTGCAGCAACCATCTTGTCTAATAGCTCCCTATTGGGAACGCAGCTATTATGCGCCCGATTTTGCCATCGGGAATTGAACTGTTTAGGCATGTCAGTTACATGGGCATGTTGCTAGCACCTTGCCAGTGTGGTAATCCGTCTAGCACGGCCAGGTTGTTGCAGACCTGAACTGATCGGTTTAGTTTTACGTGGTTACGATTTCCACGACCTTTGGTATGGTGCGGCAATGACTTCCGCATTGTGCCAGTTGTGTTTAACCTGAATTGGCGTCCAGGATGTCACCGACTTTCCGTTTAGCCTCGGGTCGTACGAGGTTTGAAATTCGTTTCCCCTGATGGGATTAAAAGAATCAATATCATAGGGAATTTCATGACTATGATAAGTTGGTTACGACGTTGTTTAGGGACGTGTCAATTACGTCTACTTCCTTAAGAAGGGATGAATTGTACGTCATCCTCGTGTGTGTAACCGTAGGTTTAGGCTGGAACACGGACCAGTACAGATCTAGGGTTTCCAACGAGGAAACAACAATGAGAGCTCACCACTTATTTCACCTTTCAGGAACCTTTAAGTAACTTACTTGGGAATCATCGGCGCTTACAGTGCCCCTCCCGTATGGATCATCATAGATAATCCGGGGAGGCCAAGACAGGGGTGTTCAAGTCACCACACTTTGGTTTAGTTCAACCGCAAACCTATCGGTGCCGCTGAGATTGGCATTAGCAGCTATGCCTTGTTGCACCATTACCAGGTGCACCGGGGTTAATACGAACCTTAACCTGGTTATTATTGTGACTCACCGGGCACTGTTAGCTAGACAGTCACCCTCGTGTGGAAGGCACGAGTTGTTTTGTCAGACAACGGTGTTAAGGAAATGAGATAAGAGGGGCGAGTTTAAATACTCGAGCCTTAAATCGGCACCCCAATATGATGTAGATTGGCTCACATCATTGAGCCGGTCGGTGTGTATAATGCCACTACACACTGGGCAAGTGGAACAATCCCCACTTAGGATTTTGTTCATTGTTTCTCAAATACCCATTTGAGATCACGGTAACCCTCGTAACCCTTTTGGGCGTAAGTACCAGGATTATGGTGATGTGCGACTTCTGACCTGCATTGGCTGCACGCACTACCAGTTTCCGTTAACACGGACCCTTTCTGTCGAAAGACAGGTTGGAGTGCCTCATTAAAATGGGTTTCAAGGACAGGAACGATTGTTCGCTGACCATGTCGGACTTCCAGTTCCTTAACAACTTTAGACATTTGTGCTTTTAACTGATGTTGCTTAGTTTTAGCACATTGAAGTTGTTCTAAAGATGGAAGTAATGACATAACCTTGTTTTCCACTCGTTGGAGCTTGTCGCGCAAGGACCTATTCTCCTTCGAGTATTTCTCGACCTCCTTCCTCCAAACGTCAATTGGATCTGAGGCGTCGAGTTGGGCTTGTCGTTTACTGGCATGGTCATTGAAATTTGATTTCGGGTCCGCTACCCATTTACCATCTTGCGGATATAATGGCATGGTCACGATGTCATGACCTGCTATTCCCCAGGTTACCTTACCCTCATAGAGGGTTTGGCATGCTACACTCCAAGGCAAAGGAGGTTGTAACATAAAACCTGGTTGATTCATCACTTTTTCAATGATGTCCATGTCTTCACTGAGCGGTAGATGCAATTCAAAATATCTTGAATAATACATTTCCCAATCAGTTTTGGCTACGCCAAAGAGAGCTAGGGCATGAATGAAGAGTAATGACTTGGCCTCACTTGGGGAGCATGCGGCCGAGAAAGATAAGAAAGGCAGAAGCATTACATCTGGGGGAAGATTTTGTTTTTGTCGAGTTATGGTTTTAGAAGTTTCAGTCAAGCGAGGGACCTTATAAAACTCTGAAACCATTCTCGAAAAGAAGTGAACTCCAGATGGGTATATGACAGCTTCTGGCCCTGTGCCTGCGCATTTAGGCTGGTACACCACGCCAGCCTTTAATCTACCTACGCGACCTATTCTCTGCTCGTTAGTCTTGGGATCAGTCGGGGGGTTCGGGGTCATCTTAGCACCCTTGTGAATCTTGACGTCCCGTCCTGAATCGAAAAGGATCGTGGGTGCCGGTTTAATGTCAAGGCCCGTCTGTACATACGGGGTTGCTATTATCCCGACACCCTTGTCTCCCTCCGGAATTTTCGGGCTACGAGCGGAGACTTCAACCCATGTGAATTCTGGGGCTATATACCGCATTGCTTCTATTGTGCGTTCCAATTCTCGGTACGTTGGAACAATGAATAGAGGGCGGTCAAATAGCCCTTCTTTGTCATCCGGATACTGGTTCCGGGCTTGAGTCCACATTGTGGTTAGGTCTTCGGTATTAGTTTCATAAACTGTTATGTCAAACCTTCTTGGTATATTGGGATTATTCATCTTAATCTCACCCATTCCTGGCATTAGCACAGGGGTTGCTGAGAGCAGGATAGTTCGTCCTTGCCATCTCTCTAGCCCTTGTAACATGAATCCATCACGCTCATGGAATTCATCGAATATCACCAGGTCAGACGCAGGATTTAGATCCGGGAGTCGGTTGAGGAAATGGCCATAGGTCGTTATGTAAATGGTGGCAGTGGGATCTCGAACCACTGAACGCATTAACTTTTGGGACCTAATCTTAAATGGGATGGACCATTCATTCCTCAGGATTTTTCTTGGCACCAATAACCAGATGTGTTTAACATTGTAATTTTTGCGCTCTGAATGGAGCGCCGCAAGCAAGAATGTACTTTTCCCTGTGGCTGTTTTCGCCGCAACGGTGATTCGCGGAACCTCCGTGTGGCAATGGCCGCACTTGCCATCGCAACTAACCCCGTACTCACATTTCTTTAGTTGTTCTAGATACGTGTGAGCATAGGGTTGCCAGGGATTATTAGGTGCGGAATTTGCTTCGCCGGTGTTCTTTATTTCAGTGCCTGCACGCCACCAACGACCAAATATAATTTCTATCAGCCCGCTGATCATATCTAATAACAAAAGGAAAGGTAAGAAAATGTAACCCGCCCGTTCGGGAACAAAGTCCACAATGGAAACACAAGCTCTCTTAGACCACTTATAAGGGTCACGAGGTAACATGCTTGATATTTCCCTTGAACTTTTCGCTTTCCCGTGCCAATATGTGGTGTTAGCTAATCCGTAGACTTTATTCAAGCCCCAGAATGACCACATAAAGAGGTTATATAACGGCCCGATAAAAGGGACCGCTTGTAACATAATTTCAACAGGGCGCATGCTGAAATATAAAATAGAAATCAACAAAACCAGGCCTTGATATTGAGTGACATTACTGTCGAGGAGCGCTGCCTGGTATTGAGCGTCCTTAAGATCGTCGTAAAATTTGACCGCGTTGATGCAGACTCCATAAGGCGATTCCCTAAGTCTAGCATCAAATACCTGAAGGGTAATTTCCTCAGGGAGCAGGCCTTCCTCAAGCATCTTGAGGTAGGTAAATTTTTCGATATACTGGTGGTGCGTAGTCCATGGCACCTCCGCGTATAACATGTCTACTCCGGGTGTGAACTTTCGGAACTCTTCAGGGATGTAATCGGTCAGCAACGCTAAACCATCCATGGCTTCTGCAAAAATTTGGTCATTTCCCCGCCAAGCCTTGTCCAACTTGGCAATAAATTTCTCATGAGCTAAGGGATCAGGGTCCTTTTCTCTCATGTGTATGGCGAGAACTTGCCTATACGAAGGAAATTTATTTTGCTTTTGCCAAGCGAGGAATGCCTCCTGTCGGGATGAACTTTTAAAATTCACTTTCCAATTGGGATTGGTGTTTTCAACACGACAATCAATACGATCATTGATAAGTTGCCGTTTCCCATTAGAAGGCGAATATTGCCCGACGAGTTGCCATTTTTGGTTTATGTTGTTTTGACGACATAATTTGTTCATACTCTCGCACCATTCAACCGCGAAACGTTTATATAACGTTGGCTGAAATGCAGTGACGAGAGCATGGCCGGCACCTCGCTCTATGTCGGTGAGCAGGTACCGATGAATGGAACTCTGGTAATACCGGAACTCGGTTCGCCGAAGAAGAATCGCTGCAGGGTTCTGGACAATAAAATACCTAGGCATTTTATTCTCTTTGAACTGGTCAATTTGCCCTTGGGTCCAATTTTGAGCCATTTCAATCTGCCTCATGCGTTCTCGACGCCATTCTTTGTAATCTTCCGTGTCCTCTGGAGTCGGGATCCGTGGAAGTTTACTAAGATATTCACATTCCGTTATTTTCTTTGTCGTTCCCAATTCCAAAATGATGCCAAAGTCTTTGGCGGCGATCTTGAATGCGTCTATCTGCTCTGTTGTCATTGCTTTGCTCCACCAAACAGTATCGTCTGAAGTGTTGTAAAGCTTGTTTTCTCGGAAAAACATCTGAGGTGTTTTCCCGGTAGCACGACACCAAGCAGAAATCATACCCACTCTGAACAGAACATTGTTGTCTCCACTTGTATTGGATTGTCCTGTACCACCGCCTCGGTTTTTGGCATGCACATTGGTGAGTAACGCACGTGATGAGTGTGCGAGTCGGGTGACGTCAACTCGCAGATTCTTAGGGTCCTGGTAATGAAAGACTTGGTACCTAGAATACTGCCCCTTGTTCTCCTCCAGGGAGAACACACCTTGCCAACTAGAGTCAAGGATTTGGAAGGCCGGATGGGGTGTTAATAACACTTTTCCATGCGGAACCTTGAGGGGAGAACAGATAACAAGTTGTTCATCGTGAGATTTCTTATTGAATTCAATCGGGTCGATGTTATTGTATTTTAAGAAATCCCGGAACAGGACGTAGGTGGTTGGGTCCCCTTTGTGTAACTGGGCTCTAGATTCTCTGTCGGGGACACAAATCGTCAGAGAATCATATTCAGGTTCGGTTATCCCGAATATCCATCCATTTTGCATCGCGTCATATTTGGCACGAAGTACAGAAGAGAAATGACCATCGGTGTTTAGCTTATGATCTTTAAAACCTAGTTCCCATAGTATAGCAGCCGCCTCGAATAGTACGGGCTTGCACTTACTATCGAATGCTTTAGCGTCAGCGATGATGAATTGACCACCTTCCTGGAGTTGTAAGTCTCGGAATTGGTCAAAGATCCATGACATCGGTTGGCCTAAAGGCATTCCGGCCCCGGTCCCATAGGTTTTCCAGTTGATTCTCTTTGTGCGTTCGATCTGGAAGATTTGATCGACAAAATAGGATAGAAGGTCTTGACTCACCACGGTTCGTAAATCTTTGCACACAGGTGGAAATAATTTTTCCATGTTGACCACCTGTGCTTTTGCGAACGCATGGTAAAACTGGTTCGGGTATATTCCGGTATTTAGTGCCTCTTGGGCACGGTCTAAAATGACTTGCATAATACCGGATTCCTGTAAGGCGCGCCGGGAGTTATAACCACCATTAATGAACGGGGACCCAGGGGAATATTTGACCTTGATATATGAATTAATGCCTTCACAAGGCATGATATCAGCGTCAGCAAATACCTCTGGGTGTTCATTAAATAGTGCCTCGGCAACAGACCTTACCAAAGCCCGTTCTTCGGATGTTATCGGCGAGTACTGAGGTTCGTACCGCCGGATACTTTTTGCGAGCCGATCTGGGTTTTTGTCGGCAAAGAAAACACCATCCATCCCTTGCGGAACGCCTTCCTTGATATATTCCTGGATACGGCGTTCGAAATCTTCGTCCACAACGAATTCGGTTTCGTCCATCCCAAGAGCTTTCGCACAAGCCCTTGACATGACGGGTTTACCGTAACCGACCTTTCGACGCTGTGGTCCACCTATTAGGCGGAGGTCCGCAAGGTGCTGGGAATGCTTCTTTACCCCCTCGACAAATTCCTCATAGTCGTCCAGGAACTGACCTCGCTTATCATGTTCCATGTGTTGCATCCACTGCACCATTCTTGCCTTCTTTGATGTGAGGCCAGACTTGTATAGTCCGGTAAGTCCCCAAACTGTTTTGACCCGGGTCGCGTCACTTTTCCCCCAGGCCCAGTCTAGTAAGGCACACAAAGAATTGTAAACCCGTTGGACAGACGGGAGTCCTATTTCTAGGGCTAGGTGCATGCACTTCTCTAGGATTAATAGAAGTGGTTGAAGAAAATGCAGGAAATTGTCCGCTAAGCCTTTCAGCCAGTTAATAAAGGTTGCCACTAGTCGTGAGTCTGCCACTTCACGTAACCCAGCGTAAAACATATCAACAACGTCGTCCCATTTACTGGGGCGCCATTTTGGCATTTCAAGTCTGAAGGGCATAGGGATTTTGTTGTCAGGGTCTACTAACATCTTCTCATAAGCAGATGTAATGACCTCAACTGCATCATCTTCTTCCATTTCTTTGGACAGAAATTGCAGACCATCAATAAGAGCATCCATTGCATCAGATTCGCTCTGTTCGCTGGTGTAATATGCTAATTCCTGTTCTTGAGAACTGTGCGGTGAATTATGAGATTCGACGGCGGTCTCCGGGCCGTCCACCGGTGAAGGCTGGTTATTTTCTTCTTCTTGGATGCGGTTTTCCTCGTGTTCCAGAGGGATATCACCAGCACCCGCGAAGCCCATTGCCTGATAAACCCATGTTTTAGTATAATCGGATTCAGGGAAGATGCGATCGTATATCGTCTTAAAACTGCTAGGTGGTTTCAATACCAACCAAGTTCCCTGGATGACTAGAAATAAGAGAAAAGACCAGATTGCTGATCTATGCCACACCCCTTGCAGAAGTACTGTCGTGCAATTATGGGATGGGCCATATGGTCGTTCTTCTTGCCCTTTTAGGAGATAAATTTCGTGAAAGGGGCAAGGGAAAGAAATATGACCTGGATGCAGTTCTCTTTTGACTTGTTCTAGTCTGAAAGGTTGTCCGATTTCATGAGTTCCGACAAATTTGCCTTCGTAAATTGTGTTGGTTTCATTGGACCGAAGCAGCCAATGACCCCATGGGAATGGGAATGTGAACTTTCCCCTTGTCACCGGCTCCCAGACGATTTCAAAACGTTGAGTATACATGTTGAGACCGTCTTGGGTTAATTGCCACCACCAGGTATAGCAGATGACAAGGGCGGAACAAGTCACAACCCAGCTAGGCGCAATAAGAACAACGGGCCACTTCCAGAGGGCACCAAGCGCCATCTTCATAAAATCACGCCTTAAAATAAATTGGCGGATGTTCCTATTTATGAAGGTCGGAAAAGAAAGAAACAAGGCAAAATAAAACAGAAAATGATTTGCCCCAAAGATAACGAATAATACAATCCTGAATAATGCATGTAGTATAAAAGGAAGTATGACGTGCAATTGAGTTGAATAATAACTCAACAAAAACACGTACGTTAACCATTCGGGGCAAGTCATTTTGAAACCCATTTTAACTAGCCAACCAAGGTAGGGTAACACCGATGGTTGATAAAAATCCTTCTGCGTCGGCATCGTATGGTAAATCCGATCCAGTGATTGATCCAATACGATGGGCCGGCATCCACAAGCTATAGCAGTCTGGACTGCACCTGCACCTCCCGTCATATATATGGTATCATAATGACGGAAGATTTCATTATGATCCCCATCTGGGACCCGCTCGTAAGTAGTCCGAATTTCTTCAGGAATGGTCATTGGGTCAGCACTCCCCGATAACCACCCTGTCTTCCCAGTATTGAAATTCGTTCTCTTTTCAACGAGACGGATCCCATCTAAGGATCTTGGCAGGTTACAACCTTTAAGGCAACCGATTCGCCAATCCGGCTTGAATTCAAGTGCTAGCTGCTGGGCAAACCAGTCAGCGACTTTATTAATCCAAGGGACTGTGGTTTTATTCTCATCGGTTAGATACCTTATTGGTTCTATATACCTAAAAGGTGGGGCCATTGTGTACGACGTTGCGTTTGGCAACCCCAAATCAACATGGGGGCAGAAGATGGCTTTAAAACCGAGATAACGACTGAAATGGTTTGCCATGTAACCCGGGACCAAAGACCATAACTTACCCTGTTTAAGCTCAGCCAGATCACGATGTGATGCTGTCTGGAGGGTCTGCATATGGACTTTGACGCCCAGCCACATGGCCAGAAAACCAAAGAATCGTAAAGGGACGTGATCGCCCCTAGTGCCCATAGTTGGAATAGATAAATATTCCGAAGGGTCCCCTTCTGGGAATTCCTTTGGGCCGTGGATCACTTGGTGACCCATGCTCGGTTTGAAAACTATTTTGGACAGGGTATTAATTATAAGCCAATACCCGAAAGCTACAACACTTGATGTGATTAGGAATAAACCCACGCTAAACTGGACCGTAGTCGTGGTATTCCTAAAGACAATGGCCAATGCCATGGTAACGGTCGTCGTAATTATAAACCACCCTTTGTAAAGGGTGGTAGCTAGGGTGTTCTTGAATGAGTCGAAACTTAATTCGACCTGCCCATCCAAGTTGTTCTCAATTCCCCTAGAATACAACAGCCGTCGGATGGATTGGAGTCTTTTAACATCAAGTGTCTCGCCTTTTGTATCATAAATGAGGTTGCCATGTGAATCGTAGTAATAGCGGCGATGACTTAATACTACCCCAGGGCACAAAGCCCCTGGGAGCTGGCTGAGTTCTCGTCGTGGGCTGGCGATATGGTGCCAGGGTTCTTGTGACATCAGAAATTCCTCCGAACCGTAAACGGTGCAGGTGTTGATGAGGTACTCTAATGCCTTCTGGTTACCCATATAGTGCCCACTTGCAAAGGACGAGGCGCCCGCGTACGCTAAGTCAAAATAGAAACTATTGACCTGCGGGAAGGGGATAGAATCGAAGATTCTAGGGAGACCACCTACGTAGTCTGAGCTTCTTCCGTTGATGATCGTCACAACTTCTACTCGTGCAGTTGTGAATAACGGAAGAAGACGCAGGCTACGTAGGGCCATGCCCTTAAGGGGAACATGGATGTCGACACCATGGTCTGCCCTACGAGACAACCTGACTTCACTATCGGTGATCAGGTTGACCGTGGGCCCAGGAGGATCGAAATCCAGATTGGCACTGACATAAATGTGGCCTCCTTTGAAATCCCATTCCCTTATTGTTTCTATTATCATAGCACAATAAGCGGACACCTCAGAAAACACCTCGTTAGGAAGCCTTGGGTAATTGTCCAAGAAACTACCCGGCAGGCCATGAGGGCCTGAGTTTGACAGGGCTCGGATATCCTTGTCCTGTTGCGGGTGCCTTAGCGTTAACATCACACCGTTAACGATGAAAGCTTCCTTACGAGGGGGCTGATAATCCAGTTCACCGATGGGTGAAATGGGCCCGGGGTTTGTTTCGATGCCTACAAGTCCTTCATTATCAGCTTTTGGGCGAGGAGCTTGTTTTTGTCTTCCTTTGCCTCGAGAGATTTTATCTCTCATATATTTCAATTGATCGGCCATCGAGGACTTTGATGGCTCATTTTCGAATCTCAACTTCTCCCCAAAAACCATGGGAGCTGTGAAACCAAGTGCATTCTTAGCACGCGGATTTTGTGGCTGACCAAAAGGGTATTGAGCCCTTGCTAGAACACGCTGGTCAGGATCAAGGTCAGCAATCATCCTATTATAGAGATTCTGACCGATCTTCATTTGCCAATCCGAATGATAAGTATGCCGATACCTAGCCCTCAACGACTTCCCGTTCATGTTGATCCCTTCCATATCAATCATGTCACGGGCAGTCGGGAAGTCTTCACCCCAATCCACTGCCACTTCGGGCATAGGACCCACCTGTGCCACTTGTAGTGGCGGCGGAGGCGGGGGAGGGGGGACTGGCGGCATTGGTGGAGAAGTTGTTGTCAACTGTGGAACCGGTGGTACCGGAGGCAGAGACACAGGTGCCATCATAGGTGATGGTTGGACCCCTTTTGTGTACTTTTCCACAACGTGGACCTCTTCGACGACGACATTCTTGACGACCTTAAGTTCGACAGGAATGGGCACCTTCCGAGGACTGATTGGTTCAACGTCCGGCCCATAAGGGTCGAATTCCGCTGAAAGAATACATTCCTCTAGAACCTGGTGGTCCATTTCCAACTGCCGGGCCATGATCTTGCGCCATTTTTGCAACTTACTGCGGTATAGGCGGATGAAACCTTTAATAGTGAGTTTCAACCCGACTGGGTGTTCCCAGAACGGTCTACCGCGGTTAGTAAGCATTAAATCTGGCGTGCCGTCATCGTTAGCATAACGGGTCCACGTTTTCCCCTGGGCTACGATATCTCGACCCCCGATTGCCACGCTTAAGTAGTGGCCAGTCAACCTGTAAAAGAAACCTGCTTCCGTAACCTCCATTACTGGAAGCATGAGGTCTTGGGCTTGGCAGGTTGACTTAGATGGCTCTCGGGCCTCGAGATGTCGTGACGCGACCTCTTTATCCAATTTTGCCAATTGGGCTGCAGATTGTTTAGAATCAGCTAGCAATTGTCTAATTGCGCTAGCGAATTCGGCGGCTTTCGGGTCTTCATCGGCCCCGTTATCCAGCATCTGCAATCCCAGTTGGATCATTTGCATATAAGAGACGTCAGCCCCTTTTACACCGCTGACTTCTTGCCCTGATTCTGCCCCGACCCGCCAACAGGCGAAACCGTGTGAATCCTCAAGCAAGGCATGTAAGATGGATTCTTCGAATCCACCGAAGGCTGTCCCGCTCACTCGGTTCTTAACTTCACTTACATGCCAAACGTTTGAATTCGGTTTCCGTGTCAAAGTCGGGGTCAAAACTGATTGAGGCCGGCCTCGCATTACCCAAAACAACTTGGCTAAACGAGGGTACGGGCCGAGCAAATCAACCAGTTCTTCCCATTCTTCTACAGGAAAGCAAGAAAGCCAACAATAACCAGGTGTCCCGGGTGCCAAAGCCGGGCAAAACCTGCCGGTGTAACAATCGTCCCTGATGACCCCGCCTACGCGAGGCCCACCTGAACGAACACAAGCAAGGAAGGTCTTTCGGAAATTAAAAATGAATTTGATGGCCTTCCGTCGATACATCAAATTCTTGGCATTACGCCGTTGTTGTTGAACCCGGCATTCCTCGAGTTCAATCTTCCTTTCCACACGGGATTGGAAGTAGGCGTTGGTCCTCTTCCGTTGCCAAAAAGACCATCCAGGCCTGGCTCGGTCAGCGAACCACCGTCGAGTTTCACCCCCACGGCAGACCCAGCCAGGGACAGTCCCTTCATCAGATCCAACATCCTGGAAAGGATTATCATCATGCAACTTCCAGGATGGGATTTGAGTCCCAAGTTTAATGCCCTTTGCAAAACTCTCTTTCCGCATGACATTAGTCCTGATGCGGGCAAAGGCGAGAGCTTTGCGGGATTCCCGTTCTCTGCGGGCGGAACGGATGGCCCAGTCCTTAACCCATGCGAAGGTCTTCTTCGTGGCCATGGGGCAGGTTTCATTCAACGCGGCTTCAACCGGTGCTGAATAAGCCGCTTTCTCGGCTTGGATAAGAATCGCTGGTCTGCGATTCGCTAGTCGGGACCAGCTAGCGGCTTCCCACTGGATTCGCTGAGAATCCCGGGAACGGGCGGCCACTCGGTTTCGACAGGCTGATTGCTCAGCCTTTTCAGTCCATTCGCGTGCATAGGCCTTTATGGCCACGGTGTCTTCGATCCGCGCACGCACACGGTCGGGGATCCTTATTACCGGTGTGGTCCGGGTCACTTTAACCTGTGACATAGGCCTGTTGACACCAGTGCGGGCTGGTCGACCACCATGACGACCGCAAATGGTGTATTCCCCGGCTTCGCATCGGCAGCCGCAAGAATCTTCACGTGTCTCGCGGAGGACGAGACGCTCCTCCACCGTCTGCACAGGAAGGGGCGGTAACTCCGCCGAAACAGGTGGTGTCACTGTCATTTTCCGGAGGAAAGGCCGGAAAAGAGCGCAAACATCCGTTTTCACGGAGAAGAATGACATCACATCTACCTTTTCTCCGGGAGGTAGAACCCGTGCATCCTCCGAGGATAAGGCCGGAGGGGTGCAAACTTCGGTGACACCGAAGAAGGGGATAAGACCCTGAGGTTGAACCCGTTCACAAACGGGTTTCTCGCAGCAGGAGCAGCAGTCACAATGACTCTCCTCCTTAGCACCGCAACCAGGGCACTTAAAACACTCTTCTTCAGCCTCAAATCCAAAGTTGAGCGCCGAGAAAGGATTTTTTGTAACGATGGTTTTCTCCACCGGAATTGAGGCCACGGTCAACTTGGCCTTTTGAGATGCTGCCAACATTGCTTTCCCACGAGCAGTGTATCGGCTGATGATGTCCCGGAAGACATGACGGCTCGTCCCTACGGACGGAGCGGCCCAACTGGAATACCAGTCTGGGGTCTTCCGAGGCATAATCTCGGGTTTTACCCATTTAACCGTGGGCACGGCCTCCGAGGTCACTACCACCCCAGTCCATGTGGGGACAACCACAGAGACGTTGGTAGCGACCGGTTTTGCCGGGGTTTCAACCCGGCAGTGGGAACGGTCGGTCATATTTGCCGCGGCATCACTGCGGCCACAAACACACAACACATCCTCTCGCCCGCAGGTTTGACACTTAAAAGTGTCAAATTCTCCATCACGGAGAGCATCTTCATGCTCGATGTGCTTGTTTTTACAACAAGCACACACCCATGTCCTCTCGACGAAATGGGCGACGTCCAGAGCGAGCTGCTGGACGGATTCGCACCGCACGCATTGCCAACCCCGTTTGACCTCACGGGTCTGGAAACGGGTTTTTGTTTTGGCGGAGTATAGGAGCTCCGACTCCCGGGCGTTCCGATAACCAGTGCCCGACTGGTTCCAGTTTATATCTAGACGGGTCTGGAACCGCCTTCCCCTTTTCTTGGCAATGAGGGGTTTTGCAGGGGTAGCTGTCCCTGCTTCGGTGGCCTGTCCACCCACACTCTGTCTTCCCAGAGCGCCAGCAAAAGTTTTCGACATTTTAAGTCGGCCCGTTTCGGAGGGCAGCCCGTATTTTGCCCGAAGGCGGGGTCGCGACGCGTCGCGTACGAACGGAACTTGGTGCACACGGTTTCCCTACGCTCCCATGTCAGTGGAATTAATTAACATGGCGGTTTAAACTCCATTGCGGCTTATGATCTCACAGAGACTTCCAACGGTGACGCTGGGTTCTTGTCCTGGCCTCCCACTTACAAAGAGTGGTTTCTCATGGCCGGCCAGAACAACAAACCAGACGCTTTACTTCCGCAGGAACCGCAGGTACCGAGCAGTGCTCTCCCAGGAGTAAAGGGTCAACCGTGCTGTTATAGCACGATCAGGCAGTTACGCTGCCAGCGACTCTCGCCGAGTAGGCCCAGGAGGCCACGGTCATCCGTCAGAATCACTTCTGGCCGGAGAACATGACCTCGGCTGGTCAAAACAAGAGACCGTGAAGCCCCGAATTCTCCCGCGCCTGCGCGGGACAGATTCGACCTTCACATCCCCGGGGAGGTTCACCCCAGACTGCGGCTTGCCGCAGAACCACCATCTATCAGATAGTGGGACTTTTCAGCCGCGTTTATAGTCCAGCAGCCACTAGACTATTTCCTACCACGTGGACTGCCTTTCGGCAGTCCATCGGGGACCCGGCCGAAGCCGGAATGCAATAGTTACCCAGTGCCCCCGAAGGGGCACTGGGGCCGGAGGACAGTCGTCGAAGTGGAGGTGTGTTACCCACGCCACCAGACGAAGGGCTGGCTAGCAAAGGCCAACGCCAACAGTTGTCTTCCCTGTGCCGCAGGGAATGTTGTCACGGTAGTACGGTACCAGCGTGCCACAAAGTGGCCGGCTCGCTAAAGGCCTACGGGTGAGCAGCACCCAACTTGACGGTTGATAGTTCTCTATCAACGAGCCCATTTCTGGACCGGCTAGCAATGGCCGCCGGTTGTGAAGCAACCGATTGTCCAACCATGCCAACGTCCCTAAGCCCTGTTGTCGCCCGCTAGAGTTAACATAACGGGTTTCAACGGAGGTGTCTAACTATAACCGCTTCAAACGTTGTAGCTCTCCCTCAGGCCTTCTCTAACAGTAACCGCTCCAAACGTTGCTGCTTCAGGACGTAACTGGTAAGGGCGGACTCCGCCAACGAGCCTGTTAAGGCCGGCTTGCATAGGCCTACGGGTGTGCAGCACCCATTTTGTCGATGCGTTAACACGCATTGCCACCACCAATCTTATCTGGAAACCACCAGACCTCTTGATCACGGCATATCACCAAGATCTAAAGAGCCTTGTAGAGTCAAGGACAGATAAGTCGGTAGAACGGTCCCTAAGGGACCCGCCTGCCG